TCTATATCTGCGTCAATGGTATCACCATCAACCACTCTTACTAGTTGTGCGTTAAATCTGAACATTGTATTCTCCTCTATACGTCAGTGTCAAAAAAGTTAATCGTTTCAGTGTATGGTTCTTTAAAGCCACCAGCACCATCGCTAGTAGTAGTACCATCCACCGATTGTTGCTCAAATTTATGAGTTGTCGGATCAACATTCTCTGAATAATCAACTTCTGTTTGGAGAATTTGTTTGCTCTTTCCTATACCCCTATAATAACGAATACGAGTTCCGAACTGTAATGTATATATTATAGCTCTTCTCGTAACTAAATCACCCTCATAATCATCATTTAAGGTGACACTCTCTAAAACTATAGGAGTGTCGGTTGTGATATCCATACTTGGAATATCTTTTATTGTTACTGTGTATTCCGGTTGGAACATTGGCAGTATCTGTTCTAATAGCTGCAACCCTTCATCTTGTGTTGCAGACATAATATTTAATTCGAATCCAACTTTATAAACAGCGGGAGCTCCTAATTTATTAAGTTGTAATGTGTCCCCTGTTATAACCTTTGTATAATTCTTATGTTTAGACACACGTGCATTTGCATCATATTCCATACTTGAGATTTCAAATGATATACGAGGTAATGTCATAGCAAGCTTAGGATCACTTGTTTGTTCCGCCATTCTCGCCAATACTTTTTGACGTGGAGCATAAGCTAAAGGAACTTTAATTTTTTTTAATACTTTACCATTAGAATCTGTTTTATGAACTTCTAAGTCATTGAACATAGAGCCAAATACAGACACCATCCTACGGGTTGACTGATTGTACCAATGATTCTCAAACATTATGGATCTCCAAACGGATTAGATTCACTAAAGTCTATAACATCATCACCAACAAATTCGAACTCATCATTATCGGCATATGGATCTCTGTTATATTCAGTCTTAGTGGTGCCAGTTAAGTCAACAGTAATTTGCCTTGAGCTACCAGATGTTTGACCAACAAGTAAGCGTGTAGCATGTACTGCATGTTGCATAAAGGTTCCATCTCCGTTTGTTGATTGGTGTGGCGATACAATTGTTACTGTATAAGTTTCTGTATCAACGGCTTCATATCCGGCAATCTTACCAATTATATTAATATTAGTACCACCACCATCGGTAGAACCGGTATATTGATGCACATACTCACCAATCTCAAAGTGATTAGTGTTGGCCGTAGCTGTAGTTGTGTATGAATAAGCACTAGCATATAGTAATTCTATATTATCAATCTCTGGCATACCAGTATCAAAATTCTGATCATTGTATTCAAACAATTCAGCAGTAAGAGTATAGGTAGGAAGATCTGCTAATTGATAGAAAGGATTCTTAGGTTCAACATATTTGATTTCAAATATTCTATCAGTCATTGGCATGTATATAAGATCACCTTCACCAGGTTTACTGAGTGATTGATGACCTAAATCACTAGCAAGATTCATACCTACAACATGATCCCAGCGTTTCGCAGGGATTACAAAGTTACCTTGGTCACGAATCTCTAATCCAAATTTACTTAATAGATTACCATCGCCTTCAAATCCTTCGACGTTTTCTATAAAGCATTCTATTGGAAATGCATGACGATATTGATTGAGTGTTTCGTTTAATAATGCATCTTCATATATTTGTTCTCGCGGGATGTATACTACATCTTGACCAAACATTTTAATGCTTTCAAGTACTAAGTCTTCGTAGAGGTCCTGCTCCGATCGTACAGCACCATTAAAATATACACTAGTCGCCATTTATTATCCCATTACGAAGTTGTCAGGCATCATCCATGTCAACCTGCATTCTTCTTCTAATCGTTGAAGTTCCTCTATTGCATCATCAAACATTTGACGGCCATTCATTGTTATACCCCCTGGTAATTGAAAGCCCTCAAACTTCATCATGTTCGCTCCCCATTGTCGTTTAATTAATGCGGTAAGATATTTCTTTAAATATAAATCATTATATACATCTGTGTAAGTTGTTGGATCTATAATACTAAATACTTCTAATACAATAAAATCTCCAGCAACTAATTCGCCATAGCCTTCATCCATATGAACTCTGTTTATATGTCTACTAAAACGTATATGCTCTTCTGAATTTAAGGTATGATCTATTAAAGATAATTTTTGTTGTGACATTTCGAATTCTTGTAGCTGAGTACTTAATCCTTGCAACATAAAGACGTCATTCATACGCATATGATAACCCATATCAAATAATGAACTACCTGACTTACCATTAATTGCTAACATGCGTACAATATTTGTAATACCATCAGCCACAGTAATATAATTATTTGTTATATCGTCAGCAACTAACTCATGTTTTAAATATTCACGTATAACACCATCCGAATGAAACTCTTGATAGAACTGTAAAGCGTCATCAGTACGATCTTCTATCTGATCTTCATCTACATTGATTTCAATTACAGGTGCACCTAAGCTTCTTAAGCAGTAGTCTTGTAATGTGTCTCTTGAATTTGGTACAGCCATATCAATTCCTTATCTATATGTACTTATTTATATAATTCCATAGCTCACTTAGTGCAATTTAAAGAACAGGGCTATCCTTGCTTGAGTCTTATTGTCGCTTGCTTTAGTGTGATGATTGTCTTCATAGATCTCGATAGCCGCTGTAACGGCATCCTGACCGCCCTTGGCTAACTGTACGAAGTTATAATCCTTAGATGTCTTACTATGAAGATGAACAAATGCTAAGGCTAACATCTGATCGTAAGTTAATTCTGCTAAATGTTTTTCATGATTATACATCGGTTTTACCATTGATGAAATAATACCGCCTGTTACTGTCTCCATCAATTGTTCTATTTTCGTAAACCAAATAGGATATTCCATCTTAGTACCACCAAGATATTTACTATTCTTATATCCATATGGTTCCCAATCCCTTCTACCTAAAATACTACGTGAATTAAATTTCTCAATATGATATCTGTAACGAGTCAAAGCTGTTTTAACACTAGGCTCTGTGAATTGTACATAGCCATAAGCTGAACTATCATCATTCGCTGCAGTCTTTATCCAATCAGATTCTAATCCAACTAACTCATCCATAAACCAAAGTACGTTAGCAGCAAAGGCATCATATTCAAATGCATCAACTGCTTCTTTTGTTAGTCCATGAGTATATCCAGCACTGCCTCTTTGGAATCTTAATATTTCATCATATACCATCATAGTAGCCTCAGTCATAAATGACCCGGAAATTTCTGTTAGATTGGATTTAGCAGCATAGTCTGCAACAGTTGATACTGGATTTGTTGTTGCTGCCGTAGGTAATGTGAGTAATGCCATAATTATAAAGAGGCCTAGTTTATTTCTTTCGGGTCGGCGTGTTTCTTCTTTGATTGACTTGATCTGCCGGAATACCCATTTTAGCTGCGTCACCATATTTTTTCATTGTCTTCAATAAGTAAGCTTGTTTCCTAGCACGTCTTTGAGCAGGTGATACAGCCTCGTGACTGCATTCACCTTCGTGATCTTCACCACACTTGGCGCAAAGTTCTTCAATATACTGCTTTAGCTTTTTCATTAAGCGACGGTTCTCTTTATAACCGATAAAGTCTTTTTCTTTTTCTTATTGAGAGTAGTATCTGGATCTAACTTACCGCCATCTGGATTCATATCGACATGACCGTCACCTGCATTATTAGCTATATCTTCACCGAAAAGCTTTTTATTACCATCACGAATAATTTCTTCTATATCACCGTCATATGCATAGTTCGCGTCTATAGAAGCCATAGCTTTCTTAGCACTACCTTTAGCAGCTTTGATCTTTGCCGCTTCACGTTTTTTCTTTGCTTCAGCTCTCCTCTTCATGGCTTCTTTAAACCCGATCGTTCTACGATCAACACTAACACCTTCAGTTTTCATACCGACATCTGCTAAAAACTTATGAACATCATCGCCTTTACCCCAAACTGAAACATCACCATCGCGGTCATTACGTATAGTAACTTTATGCTTTGACATAAGCTTATCAACTTTGCCTGACCATTCAACATGGCGACCGTTCATTGAAACACCATCTAACTTGTCAGCTGTAGTAATGTGCATAGCTTTATTATTATTGCCTTTAAGTTTCTTATGCATGAATTCTTTATCATGTTTTAATTCACCTTTAGACATTGCTTCATTAACATCTTCATGGCGAATAGCTAATTTAACTTGAGCTACTTCTTTATCAGTAAGAGATACTCCAGCAATATCATCAACTACAGCATCAATTTCTTTAGGGTCTGTAGTACGATTTCTATGAATATCTTTCATGACTAAAGCCATAATAATTTGTGATGGCTTATTTAAGACTTTACGATAACGATTTGCTTCACTAACTGATTCACCTTTTAAACCAAGACCCATTTGTTTATATTCATCTGCGTCATAGTCATAGTTCCAGTCTTTCATCCAACCTCTAATATTTTCTTTCTTACCAACAACTTTTGCGAAATGATCGACATCAACACCACCTGGTCCCTTCATGCTCATCGGTGTAACTTTTAATTTCCACTTCTTCACCAATTTGTCATGTTTTCTTTTATTCCATCCATAACTGTCCCAATCAAATTCCACTTCAGCTGTCATCTCAGTAATATACCAAAGTCTATTAGATTCACTATGCCATTTGGAAATTTTAACTGTTGATTCATTGGCTCTCTTAAGCATATCCATTACTTTTTTATCGTCGGATAAACCTCTTTTAATCTTTTCAATCGCCTTTATTGCTGCCGCCATATCTCCAGAATTCTTTGTAGCTATGGCTTGGGCCTTTTTTAATTGCGCAGAGTTTGCAGCCTCCTCAATTTCATCTTCATCTGGATTTTTAGTTGTATCTGGATCTAAGTTATCAGGATCATCATATATTTCCATTAGGTCAGGCCACATATCTTCAATATCTCTTTGGTCTACACCACCATACATATCACTCATCATAAAGTCAACAATATCTTGTTTTTTACCAGAGAGCTCTGCACCATAACGAGTTAGTTTAATAGTGACTTTAAACTTCTTCTTTACATCTTTCATATATTGCTTTTCGCCACCATCATAATCTGTTGCATCAAGGTCTACACCTACATCTTTGATATTACCTTTGCCAGCTTTTACTTTTTCACCGATCATGATAGTAGTTTCTTGAACTGAATCAAAAATATCATGTCCTAAAGCTTTATCTCTGTCAGCAAAGTATTTCTTTAAATCACCTTTACTTAAATCGCTAAGTGATTTCTTACCAGCTCCAATTCCCCAGGCTTTATCTACTTTATCAACCCTTCTATAATATTCGTCTCTATCACCTTGTTTAGGTGGCTTTACTTTTTTAGCTTCATTCTTTTTATCTCCAGCCTCAGGCTTTTCATTATCGCCATCCCAACCACTATCTAACGCATCAAAGAATTTTTTCTTCTTATCTCCTTTCAGTTCTGAAGGTGAATCTACTCCAAATTTTTTAAGAAGAGAATTGAAGAATTTTTGGTAAGCCTCCTTGCCACCAGATGCTTCTCTAATTTGCGAAAGTGTTTTCATATTTAGTCCTTTAAGTTAAAATGTGTCTCCATCATTACTTGGAGCTTTGTTAATTCGATCATAATTTCATTATATCTTTCTGAAGCTTCCATTCTATATTCTGTATTTACTTTTACATCTTGTAGAATATTAGCTTGCGTATTCGTTATTTCTGATGCCCACCAAACCGCGGTCATAGACTGAGCAAATAATGCTACGAATAAAGCTACACCGCTATTACGTATCCAATTTGGTAACCTCGTAGACTTATGTCTCCACGATTCTAATTCTTTTTCCTGCCTTTTTAAAGCAAGATGCATACGTTCTAATTTCTTCTCAATATCGAGAAGTTCTATGTCAGCCATGTATATCTCCCTCGATATTACGTTATATAGATGTATTTATACATTACCAATTTTCAATATGAGGAATATATTCAGCCATAGCATGATCGCTAAAGTTATCCACTTTACCATGTTTTAAACCACCCCACATACCTTTCATTCTATCATTAAATCGTTCACGCCATTTAAATTTACCATCATCGTCAATAGAACCATCATGCCTTATATACATTAAATGACCATCATGCCTATAACCCATAATCCTAAGAGGTACTCTTGTGACAATATCATTATTATTTTGCCATCTATAATGATTTATTTTTAAAGCTTTAACATATGTCGGCCAACCAACACGTGGTGAACCGTATGTAAATAAGCATTCAACCTCTGGAAAATCATAGTTAAGAGCACATCGACTAGCCATAATAGTAGCCATTGCAGCACCTAAACTGTGTCCACAGAACCATAAAGGTTTCTTTACATTGATTATATCAACAGAAACCTCGGGCCAAAGCTCATCCACCTCAGCCTTAAAGCCACGATGTACTCGACTTACTGTTTCTGATTTGACTGGAAATGCTTTAAGATCTGCTTTGAGATCGTTGAATTCCGTAGGTTGTGTACCACGACAAGCAACTACAACATCAGTCTTATTCTCAAACCTATATGCTTGAGCTCCACCTATATCATAAAATTTTGTTTTAGTAAAACCATGTTCCTTCGCAAGCTTCTTTACATCGGCTTCATCACCGTATGCTTCAGCTGCAAGTTTAGCAAAGAGCAGACTTCTACCCTTTATATCCAAATCATTAATTGACATTACATTGCTCCCCAATCTTTATATGCTCTATAAACACCCCAACCAATTGCAGCGATCGCAGCAAACTTGATAAATGATGTAGCGAATAATGCTATTAATGCCATACCTATTAAACCTAAATTACTTCCCATTATACTTTCTCCTCTAAATTTTGTAAGCGTTCTTCCAATGATTCAATCTTTGCAGCGATCTTTGGATTAACTTTTTTCCAAGCATCTTCATCTTGGTTCAACCAAGTCCAACCATACTTGTCTCTGAAATAATCTACTGTTGCATCAATCTTTCCATAACCCCATAAACCTATGCGGGTATCTTTAATATAAAATAAACAAGCAGCACCTAACATCGCTCCTGCTATACTCGTATAAATCCATAAAGTATCTTCAAACATCTTCTTCTCCTGTTTTGCCGGTGCATACACCATCTTTTAATGATTCAAAATCTTTCCCTAATTCTTTCTTATATACTTCTCTCATAAATTTGTCGTGCTTTATTACTTCTTCTAAATTTTCTAAATCTGGCGCTGGGTAAGTCACTACTGGACCTTCTTCCACGGTGTTCTCCTTAAAAGTAGATTTAGAACTTTCGTACTAAATCGTGATTAATTTTAGCTAATAGGACTTCATCGGTCTCAACCCTATCAGGATCAGGTAGACAACAATCTACCGGACACACTTCCACGCACTGCGGTGTATCAAAATGACCAACACACTCAGTACACTTATCACCATCTATCTCATAAATTAATTTGCCCATATAGATCGCTTCGTTTGGGCACTCTGGCACACATACATCACAATTGATGCACTCATCTGTTATTAATAATGACACACTTGTTTCCTGTTAATATTACTATTTATAAAATTGTCGCTTACAGAGGCGCTTTTCTATAAATATAGTCATGGATATATATGGAGATTAATGAGTGGACGCATATTTAGATTTAATTACTGAGGTTGGATTCCCAATCGTCGGCGCTGGTGCAGCCGGATACTTTGTTTACTTGACCCTAAATTTTATTTTAGATGGTGTTCTAGACGATATCAAGCAACAAAGGATGTTTGCACAAGCATTGGACAATCGGGTTAAGACAATGAATAGCGAATTAATACGTATTGATGTCAAGATGTGTCAAGCATTTAATATAAGACCTGACGTTGATCGAATAGCAAGAGCAGATGGTAAGACTGATGCTAGGAGAGATTAATGGATCCTGTTTTAAAAAGTCAAATGAGATGGCGTTGGAGTGCATTAATATTATATCTTGCTATTTGCTTTTATGACTTTATGTTCGTGCCTATATGGTATGGGCTGAATAGGCCGGACTTAGCAATGTTTATTGACATACTCAATACGGTTGAGGACCCGTTAATTCAATTAGAGTTAATGAAGAAATTGACAGGTCAACATAATCCATTTACCCTTATGGGCGGTGGTTTATTTCATTTGGCATTTGGTGCAATACTTACTGGTAGTGCATTTGGAATAGGGAAGAATTAATTATGGAAGAAGTAGTTATAGAACAAGGAACCACGATTGGTTCAATGATTAGTGATTATGGGTTTCCCATTATTGCTGCGGGTGCAATGGGATATTTTATATATTTCATATGGACATGGGTATCTACAAAAGTAGATCCAGTTATAGGTGATAGCCATATGACTTTGATTGCACTTATTGATAGAGTTAGAATGTTGGATAATGATTTGATTAGGCTTAATGCTAAATTAGATATAATATTACAGGAGAAAGCCAGACGTGAAAAAACTAATAGCGATACTAGTTACTATAATACTGACGACGATTTGCCAGGCTAGTGAATTAACCTTCGGATTTAAGAATCCAGCTTTTAGTGGACAAGGTTATTCTACTCATGTGCTGTCAATCGAACAGTTACAATTCCAAAGAGCAGAGGCAGTAAAAGACGATGCAACAGCTGCAGAAAAAGCAGCTGCTAGAGCGGCTTCAAATACAACCCTTGCTAAGTTTGTAACGAATGTTGAGAGTCGTATCTTTGCAAATCTATCCAAACAAATGGTTGATAATATGTTTGGTACGAAATGTACTCCTGATGATGATGAAATTGATGATATAATTGAATGTCCAGATGAGGGACAAGCAACTCTACCTGATGGCTCAATTGTTAAATGGGTAAGAGATGATGATCTTAAAACAATTACATTAACAGTGATTGATGCAGCAGGTGGTATAACGGAATTAGTAGTACCAACGGGTGATTTTAAATTTTAAATAGGTTATGAATATGGAATATTTAGCAGTGGCGTTATTATCGTGCTTAGTCGGCGCGTGTGGAATGAATCAAAAGACTGAAGCAATACAAGGTGAGATGCCGTTTATAGAAGGTACACCAACCAAGGTATTATTACATGATGTACCTGACTTGATAAACGTGCCAACAGATGGTGAAGGCAATCCAGTAAAGATTACTGTTGCTGTTTATAAATTTCCTGATGTCACAGGACAGAGGAAACAAACTGGGTTATCTACAGCGGTTTCACAGGGAGCTGATGTTTGGGTTATACAAGCATTAATGGCAGTTAGCAAAGGTGATTGGTTTACAGTTGTTGAGAGAGCTAGTTTAGATAACGTAGTTAAAGAGCGTCAACTAATAAGAAGCACAAGGGAATTATATGATGGTGCGACCGGAGTAGATTCATTACAACCCATGTTATTTGCCGGCCTAATATTAGAGGGTGGCATTGTTGGTTATGATACTAACACAACTTCTGGTGGTGCTGGTATGAGATATTTTGGTTTGGGTGTAGGAGAAGAATATAGAACAGATCAAGTAACAGTTTCATTAAGACTTGTTGGGGTACAGACAGGAGAGATTTTATTAACTGTACAAGTCTCGAAAACAATTGCGAGTACAAGTAATGGGGCTGATGTATTTAGATTTTTAGATTTAGGTACAAAAGCATTAGAGATAGAATCTGGTAATGCAACTAACGAACCAGTGAACTATGCAATTCGAACTGCTATTGAATATGCAGTATTGCAAATGGTATATGAAGGTAAAGAATTAGGCCTCTGGGAATGGGAATTACCAGTTATTGAAGAGGCCCAAACTATAAATATAGACAGTAATATACCACTCGATGAGTGGGCTAAACATCCAAATATGGCAAAACAGGGAGAGTAATTTGAAGATTTTCAGTTTCTTTGTTATGGTAATGATGAGCTTGTCGGTAATGGCAACAAATAAGATTTATGTAACACAATCAGGAGCATCATTAGTATTTGATGTACTACAAGATGGCGATGGAAATATGATCGGCAATAGCACAACTGCGTCTACAGCCAGTGGTTCAGCAACGAACTTTAATATTGACCAAGTCGGTAATAGTAATATAATTACATTTGATATTCATGGCGATAGCTTTACCGGTGTGTGGAGCACAACAGGAAATAGTAACGACATTGATTTCAATTGTGATTCCGCCGACGCTACTTCAGGCTGTGATAGTGTTAATGCTGTAATTACCTTTGCAGGTAACTCACAAAACATAGACATTGATGTGGGTCTTACCACCTCAAAGTCTGGTGACAATGCTGATATTGATATTGTTGGTGCCTCAGGTACGGATAGTACTGTTGTCGCAGCAACTATTGATGGTACAAGTGCAGTATTGACATTAACTATTGATGGTGATTCAAATAATTATTTAATTAACATTGATGACAATGGAGATGTCAATGGTCATACTTTAATTATGACACAGACTGGTATCACCGCCGATGTTGATGTTGTTCAATCAGGTTCTTATGACAACATAGCAACATACATAACAACAGGTGATTCACAAAATATTGATATTACACAAACCGCGGGTGGCACAGCAACAGTAACATCTAGTGGAAGTACCTCAAGCGCCGTGAAGACAATTAATCTTCTTCAATCAGGTCATGCCACATTTAATACAGTCGGAACCATTCTTGGACAGACTTCATCTGGTCTAGCTGGTGCTGGTGGTACATATGATATTGACCAAACAAGTACCGGTACAATTAACTTAGATGTGAATGGTGCTTCAGCGAATGTTAGTATAGAACAAACAAGTAGTGGTACAGTTCATATAGATGCTGCGGGTACAAGTTTCACAGCTGATATCGACCAAGACAATGCGAGTACTCTTTCATTACATCATGATGGTAATAGTGCAGACTATGTTATCTTACAGACTGGTGGTAGTGGTGATATAATAACGCTAACAGTTGATAGTGCTTCGGCTAATGTAGATATAATCCAACGAGATTAATGTGCGACTCTTTATTATATTATGGTGCTTAACATTTTCATCATTTGCAGCTGGTATAATTGGTGATGTTATTCTACAAACCGGTAATGCTGTTATTGAACAAGATGGTGAAGATGTTAAAGCTGAAGATGATTTAGATATATTTCAGTATAATACTGTTAAGACTGGTAAGGGTAAAGTTGCCATTGGATTTATTGATGATACTAGAGTTGATGTAACTGAACATTCTAAATTAATTATTGACGAATTTGTTTATGATCCTAACACTAAGAAGGGTTCACTATCACTTAAAGCAGCGCTAGGTACAATACGATATGCATCTGGTCAGATTGCAAAAACAAGCCCAACCGAAGTCCAGATAAAAACACCTACCGCAACGATTGGTGTTCGTGGTACAGACTTTACGATGACAGTAGACGAGATAGGTTCTTCAACTATTATTCTATTGCCATCATGTGATACAAATGGTTTTTGCTTTGTTGGCGAAATAACAGTTGAGTCTGATGCCGGTCAGGTTATTATGAACACAGCTTTCCAGGCCACGGTTGTAGATACGATTAGTAGTCAACCATTAAAACCTATTATTTTAAGTTTAGAAGAAAACTTTATAACTAATCTATTAATTTTTTCACCACCAAGAGAAATTAAAGAGGCAGTACAAGAAGCTGAATTACAAAAAACTGCTACTGCCCTCGATGTTGATTTATTAAAATTTGATGAACTAGACAAATCAATGGAAGACTATCTTGAAGAATTAGATGAAGATGATAGTGTAGGTCAACTTGACAGAGATTTTTTATCGCAGAATTTTTTAGGTAACATTTTAGATCAATTGAATATACAGTTAGCATTACAATTAGGCGATAAACTTGATAAAAAGAAAAAAGCAAAGGGTGATATAGTATTAGGCACAGATGAGACAACGGGAATTACCATATTAGACGAGGACCCAGAATGGTATTGGCATAGGGAAGATGCAAGTGGTAGTGTTATAGAATTAAGACTCGAACAAGCAGGCAGTTATATAATGAATATACAACAAGGAGATTTCGAATTATTAGATTTTGAACTAGGAGGAACAGAGAGTGAGATCATTATTATCCAAAATTAGTCTTATACTCCTTATAGTATTTTCACTTAATGTGATTGCTGAAGATGTTTTAATTATACATCAAAGCTTTGGTAACACACATATTAAATGGAAAAATAGATTAGAGGC